TTGTTAAAGACAAAGTCCTTCGTAGACTGGTTGAGTTTGTTGTAGCGATAAGCCTTCATGGGGATGAACGACCGGCGCATCGCACAGTGGCGAGCTTTTATCTTATCACTATACTTTTCGTATTTCTCCTCAAAGAAATAATCACCAAGTGCAGTCTCCAAATCACGCGCCAGTATGCGACCGTTCTTGCCAGTACCCCGTTCAGGCAACGTGATATTGTGATGTTTCATTAATTCAATTAGTTGGGATATTTTCATTTCGCTCCTTTCTCATCGCATTGTGCGGCTTTCATCGCATTGTGCAACTCGATGTACTTGTCGACAAACATAGTGCGCACTGCAAAGTAGTTCCGGTCACGCAGGACGTAGCGATAATCGTAGCGTTCGATATGCGGCAGGATAACGCATTCAGTCAGCATATCCGCTTCGGTCACGGCCATTCGGGTATCTATCTCGTGAAGTATGGCGTTAAAATCTTTGTCGTGAAAGATACGTATACGTTGTTTTGACGTGAAGCCTAGGTTGCAGTACAGCTTGTACATCACACGATCTTCCAATTGACCAAAGCCTTCGAAGCGATGTTTTATTGGTCTAACAATATCGCCAAGGTACGCTTCAGACGCGTCATGCAGGAGTATTGCGAGACGCAGGTGTGATTTGGTTACGTTGTAAACGTCATGCGCTACCTGTTCACACATAAGGCTATGCGCAGCAACGGAGTATGGCCGGTTGGTCTGGCCGTTAAAGCGATTGATTAAAGGTAAAGCCCTAAAAACATCCGGCATATTTGGTTCGAAACTATCCGGATTCAATGGGTCAATGTTATGGTCGTAGGCAATTGCCTCTGATGGTTCTGTCATCTTATTTTGATTCCTTTCACAAGGGTGATTGCAAATATCATAAAACATACGCCAATGCCAGATACAACAAGCTGATTGATAATTGTCTCAGCTTCTGCTCCAGCTATTGACATGCCGAATACAAACGATATTGCTGCCACTACGTCTTTACCTCTCATAATTAAGACTCCAATTCTTCTTTAGTCACATTAATTACATGTAGGTACTCTTCATAGTCGTTACATTGTGCATTTTTTTGTGAACAAACACAAGCTTCAGGATAATTTAATCGTCCACGAAGTTTACAAAATTGAACCATTGCGGGTAAAGAAGGTTCAACTTTTCGCATCCAAAAGAGACAACCATTGCCCATCATTTGTCGTTTGGCTGTATAATTCGGTGCAAAATCTAAATGTTTACATCCAGTAAATTTAATTTCCATGTTTTACTCCTCTATAACAACGTGGATAGCGTTTTGGTAATGGAGATTCGCGTATGAACACAAGGCCAATGCCTCGACTTTATTATAAAACCTATTCTCTTTTAAGGATAGGTTGAAGTCAAGGTTTGACCCTGTGTCTTCAAGTGCGGAGATGAGATTGCCGTCTGGATCATTGGTAGTTAACACCCATCCAATACGGTAACGTGGCATTACTCTTCTCCATTTACAGCGTACCATGACGGATGGATTTGGTTCCTGGGACGCATTGGAACGATATAACCATACTGGTCAGTACCAGGAATGCGATGAAGAAATTTGCGAAAAAGGATACCACAGCGACGGATTTCTTTTGCTCTTGCCAATGCTTTTTTGTTATCCACGGCAATCGCATGATACACTTCAGAGAATTTCCAGCTGGGCATTGGCGACATGTCGTTGAAATCACGTTTCATAATGTTTCGCAACATAGTCGCTTTATTTGCGCGATTTCTCTTTTGCTTTTCGCGTATGTCTCTCTTCTGTTTGTTGCTTTTACATTTTCCCATGACAATCTCCTTTTAATATTGGTGATAATAACGGCGGTTAGTTATAGAGCATTCCCGCTAAACAGGTTCTTCATCCAAACCACTAAGTGCAAGGTTCAGTTTGTCTTCAGGGATATGAAAGGCCGGAGTCACTAAGCCCTGCTTAATGGCAGTGAGCACTTCGTTAGAGCACATTGCCAGCAGGTTAGCTTCGATGGTTTTGATTGCACCACCAGAAATAGCATAATCCCATTTAAGATCTTTCAGGAGTTCAAGCTCGTTTCTGATGTAGCGGGAGTTACATTCGGCGGGACTTGCGGGTTTGCTGGTGGGTTTGTCTTTCATTGCTGCTTCCAGTTGTTCATCGGTCTCAATGCGAGTGCCGCCGGACAGGTCAAACAAGTGAATGGTGCCGTCTTGTTTGTCCATACCCTTAGTGCGTATGGTAGTCTTGCCTTTTTGCGTGTGCATTCTTTTGTGGGCGTGTCGTTTTCTTGTCATGGTGTTTCTCCTTTTTGTTTACTTGTTAAATACGAGTAGTCACTGTGATAATTGTCCATACGCCAGTTAGCGGTTGCTAACGCATGGTCGTGCCATAGATCACGGGATATTTTTGCTTCGGTTAGTTCATTAGCTTGATGACAAATAACAATACTAAGTACGAGGATAATTATCGCGATATAAGCGCCGAGGATTAATTTCATACTTCAAATTCCTTGACACCTATGCTGCTTTTCTCTTCCTTATTCTCTTTGTCAAGCTTCAAGGTCAAACCCCATACAGGGATAGTATAACCTGCCAGTTGATCTTTGTCATGTGCATAATGCAAACGTAACGATTCGCCATTAAATACAGGCTTGTTATTTTCTTTGCGCAATTGTTCCCATGTGGATTTAAGCATTCCAAAGACAAACTTGGAATTACCGTTATGTTCATTGTCGCCAGCGTTATTCTGTGCTTGTTTGAATCCTTTAAGATAGTACTTAGGGATATGCTTGTCGATTGACATGTGTCCTCCTTATACCTCAAACTCCACTTGGCTACCGATTAGCCGCATCCAGTACACAACGATCTCGTCAGCAGTATAGCAATGACACGCGCCGGAGCGTCCACGGGGATAAGGGTTGCGACGAGATTTTAAGATGGGTTGACGATAAGCTTCACTATGCTGATTGAAATCTTCCTTGATCTGGTAGCTATTGTTGATTGCCTGTTCAGCTTTGGTTAGCATTGTCGTAACCCTCCTTTAATTTGTCTATCTCAATTTTGCCGCCGGGTTCTTTAAGTTCAAATGCCGTAAATAATAAGTCGCGTAACGGTGCGGAGAAGCCGTCTTTACGCTTGTGTTCATCGAACTCCCAGATGTCTTTGATCATACCGTCAGGTGTAAAGAGGATAATGCGATACTTGTATTTGGTTAGCATATTATCATTCCTTTCTGATTAAGCTCATATTCTCTAATACAACCAAAATCACCACATGTGCGCTTTACAATGAAAATATGAACGCCTTTTAACGCATTGTTTTTTGCGTCTTCAAAAGTATCGTGGCGACCAACCAATTGACCCTGTCTTCGGATAATATAGTTTCCCATTGCTGCTGTCATTAGTTAGTCTCCTTATGCAACATTAAGACCTTTTGGAAAAGAAAGACCCATCTCGGCATAGATTCGTTTACGCGCAATATGATCGGCCCTTTTACGGATAGCTTTGATCTTTTCAATGCGATTCGCAGTTACGCCCATGGCAGTGATCTTAGTTACGTATTCAGATAGAGAAGGTACTTCAGCTTTGATACGCAAATCGATAGGCGCCCAGAAGGTATCGCGGCAAGATGACGCATATTCATATTGTGCGGCCCAAGATGGTTCAATGGGTTCAAGATACGACGCGTCACAGGGACAATCGACAAAGATTGTCCTCATGCCGATACACCCGATATTCTTAGTTGTTCCCGTTGCTCCACACTTGGTGCATTTCAATGGAATGTGTTCCCCGTATTGTGCCCATGGTACGATAGTAGTGCCCTTAAATCTTGTCATTGTTAGTCTCCTATTCCCGATTGGTGTATCGGTGTTTGGTTCGTATGAACCGCTATGTAATCGCCGTGAACCCTTGCCAGTCAAGGATCTACAGCGAATAGTCCCTTATAGCACGTCCAGACCGGGAAGTCAAGCGAAATCCTAAGTTATTTTACTGCTTGTGGATGGTAGCAGGGATAGGATCTGTGGGCAGGATAGCTGTTAGGGGTAGTCAGTGTAGGATCTGCGGACGTGACCGCCGCAAACTGTAGCAGGGCAAGGGTCTCTGGCCACCTGCCGCTTGACGTCCTGAGAGGGCCAAAATGGGACGATCTTCTGGACGGGTAGATAGGTGTAGGTCTGGTGCCGATCGTGGCATGCTGGTGGCCTTGCCGGTTTTGGTGGCATGGTTTGGGTGCCGGTTGGTGTTGGTTTGTGGCGTTCTGGTGGGTTGACAGGCCGAAAATGGTACGATCTTGACATATGTAGGGGTTGGTGTAGGTGCGGGTACATCGTGGCAAAATCGCAGCGCTTGATCCTTGAAAACAAAAAACCCGCCTTGACTGTTGCCAAGACGGGTTCTGTTACGACCTATGGCCGTGAAGTGTAGCTGTTACACGATTTCCTTGCCCTTGAACTCCTTGGGTGCTACGGCACCAGTGGCATACAGGGTCCAGCTTTCGGTTTTCTCATCAAACTCTACCCAACGCCTGTTTTCGGGCAGGGTTTTTTTCAGGCTTTCCCGAATGCGTTTCCTGAACTCAGATCGGCCCATCTTGGTGAGTTTGAAAATGTCCAACTCCGCCATGCTGGTCTTGACTTTCGGGAAAATGCTCAGAAGCGTAGCGGCAAACGAGTCTTTGTTCAATCCACCACCACCCGGTGTTTTGCCGATGACACGAATCAGGGCGGTCTTGATCTCTTCGGGAAGCTTCTCGAAATTCTTGGTGTCCTTGAATTTCAGCAAGGTCTGTTTCGCGGCCTTCATACTGGCATTGTTGGTATCGCGTATGTTTTTCTCGTGTGCGGCTTTGGCCTGTGCGGCTTTTTCAGCTTCGGTTAATGGTTTTTTCTCGTCTTTCACGTCTGCCGTTTTGTTGGTTGCGTCTTTTTTCGCCATGAGATTTTTCTCCTTATTTGTGGGCTTGCGCCCGTGGTTGGTTGCGGTCGGCAGATCCGACCTGAATCCTTTGTTTCATACCCTGCACGGGAAGTCAAGCGGAAAAAACGGATTTTTTCATCTATTTTTTGAGTTTTGGTATGCGGTGCCCGCCAAGGGTAGTCAGTGTAGGGGTTCGCGGACGTGGCGCTTGCGGATCGTAGTAACCAGTAGGAAAAATCGTGGGGCTTTTTGGTAGTCTGGTGGTCGGTTGGATTTTCTTTAAAAAATAAGGACGGGTTTCACTATAAGAAATGTCTCGTTATGTGTCCAACTGGGACGTCCCATTTACGAGAAGGAACTCGTTATTCTTGAGATTATTCTCATAATAAGTGCTAAGTGCCTGTTATTATAGGGCAAATGCCGCGCCTTATTAGGGCTGGACGGTAAGCGTCCCGCCGCAAGTTACTGTATTTATAGGGTATTCTGGTGGTTTTGGGGTTATGAGAAATCTGGCGTAACGCGGGTAAATTTTCAAGTGCCTGTTATCATAGGAGAATTTGGTCGCGGGACGAAATTCCGGACGGGACGGACTTTTTGGCGTCCAGAAAACTGGCGTAAATCGTATCGAGAGTAACCTCAAGTAGTGGCTACTAAAGTACGTTTTCTGGACGATCCGTCCGTCCCGTCCGGAACTTCGTACCGATCCTACGCTGGCTACCCTTCGCAGCGTTTTTTGCGGGACGCTCCGCTTCCGTACCGTCTTTTTCTTATAAAAACTGGTAGTTACCATTCCTCCGTGTATACGCGCTTTCAAAAAAATTTCATTGAGATATAACCCAAAAGTTATAACGGACGTGCTTTAAAGCAGAAAATTTTCTACACATTGAATTAACGAACTATTGCTCAAAAAGAAAATACACGATGACATGCGACAACCGACACCGACATAGATCCTACACTGGCTACCATCCACAGCGTTTTTCAACGATCGCTTGACTTACATGCCATAGTATGTATACCTGATCATCGCTTGATTTTGGGCACCTGACGCGACCCTACAGGGTTATGTGCATTGACTCGTTACGTTGCCACCTGACTATATGCTTATGTATCGATATACTGTTGGTTGTTGAACTAATGGGTTATAGCTTGATTGCTTGATGCTATTGGTTACAAGCACAAGCTCTATACATTCAGTTGGTTGTATCAAGCTATTACTCTATTGTGTTGGGTTGCTACTTAGTTGGTACGTGTGATAAGTAATTACTTAGTTAGTACTGTCACGGTTGCCACTTAGTTGGTACGTGTTGATACGAGTAACGTGCTATGTCTTGATTGATTAGCGATGGATGCGGTGTGTTGTGTGTTGGTTGGTGTGTGTTGGTTGGTGTGTGTTGGTTGTCTGTTGGCTGTTGGCTGTTGCCTTGTGTGGGGTGGGGAGAGAGGGGGGGGTACACCACCCAAATTGAAATTACAATTTAAAAACAATAGTGCAACTCTCAGTCGTCTATTCAAAATCCTATTTTCCCAATTCCGTCACCTGACGGTTCTTATTTATACCTGACGGTTCTTATTTATACCTTCCCACAAGAATAACGCTTGACTTTCATTTCCAGCCTTGAAATAATGATGAAGTTTAAAAATATGACACTTCGCAACTTGGAGATCGACAAATGACCACCAATACTAACACCGACATGGATCTAACCCAAAAATACGACTTGCTCTTGCACATAGTCAAAGAATCAGGTTTTTCCATTGAAAAGCAAATTGCCGGTGTCCAGGCGTTATTCCCTTCTTTCGATCCTGACAATACGAAGAATACCGAGTTTATAAATGCCTATGTGTTAGAGCAGTACGCCTATGCAAAAAGTTTAGGTATGACTGTCCAGCGATGCGCACATGCCTGTGGCCTTAGCTCTATCTTAGTAAACGAAGCGTTAGAAGGCAAGGGTCTAGATTTAGATTCCTTTTTAAAGGTGGTGGAAGCTGAATTATTTGCTACTGCTGAGATGCGTAGGAAACACCTTGGTGCCCTTGACAAGTCCTCTGAAGAAGGTACTCTTAAAGCGACTATTGCGTTCCTTGAGAAGATATACCCTGAAGACTATGGCCAGAAGGCGTCGCTTGATCTGGGTCTTGGCGAGGACGGTAACAAGTGGGAGATCGAAGTTACCCACGTGGATGCTAAAGATAAGCACCTGAAAACGAAACCCAAGGACGCCGACAATAACAAGGTGCTCCTGACAGCGGATAATGTATAGGGTGAAAAATGAAAAATTTACTTTTAGTTTTAATCGCAGTTTTATTTTTATTAGTTAGCTGCGTTAGTTTTGCTAATGCGGCGGAGGTCAAGCTGGCCTGGGATGCTAATACAGAAACCGACCTGGCCGGGTATAAAGTCTATATGTCCGTTGACCATGGAGCGACCTGGGCACCGGGAGTTGATGTTGGAAGTGTAACGGCCCACACTTACCCCGATGTGTCTGACACGGGACTTATTTTGTTTCGGGTATCGGCCTACAATACATATGGCGAAACTATCCGCTATGAGGCTGGGGCCTGGTACTGCAAAGACTTCTTGCCGGTTTTAGCGCCATCTTGTGCTGGTGTGCAATAATTGAAGTTAACTTTAACAAATAAATTTCTTCCGTTTCTTCAAAAGAAGAAGCGCATAAAGATTTCGTTTGGGGGTCGTGGCGGTACGAAGTCCCAAACGTTTGCTGATATCCTTGCTCTGAAGGTGCAAACTGAAGGTATTAAGGTTGGTTGTTTTAGAGAGCATCAAAACACCCTGGAAGATTCAGTTCACTCCTTACTGAAAGACGAGATTGCCAGAATTGGCATTCCGGGCTTCCGGGTGACAGACAAGGATATCAAACATGAGGGTGGCGGTAGTTTCAAGTTTCGCGGCCTGGCGAGGAACATGGGTGGAGTCAAATCGTTTCACGGATTTAAACTCTTTTGGATTGAAGAGGGTGAATTTTTAAGTGAAGACTCCATTCGTGTTCTTTTGCCCACCCTTCGTGAACAGGATTCAGAACTCTGGATCTCGTTAAATCCTAAATTTGAAGAAGATGCTGTCAGTCAGCGCTATTTATTACCGTATTACGATTCGCTCCTCAAGACTGGTATTTACGAAGACGACAACACGTACATTGTCTGGTCCAACTATGACGAGAATCCTTGGTTTCCACCAGAACTTGAAGCGGATCGTGCCAGAGATTACATCAACTTGCCTCGTTCTGATTATGATCATGTATGGCTTGGTCATTTTGATACGAAGATTGAAAGTGCGTTAATTCAGAGAGAATGGTTTGATGCGTGCATTGATGCCCATAAGGTTCTTGGCTTTGAAGCACGAGGTGCGAAAATTGCGTCTCATGATCCATCGGATGTCGGTCCTGATAGTAAGGGTTACGCTTTTCGGCATGGGTCAGTTGTTATGGACGTGCAGGAGATGATTAATGGCGATATCAATGAGGGCGGCGATTGGGCAGCGAGTCTTGCTATTAATCACGGGGTAGATGCCTTCAGCTGGGATTGTGATGGAATGGGCGTTGGTCTAAACCGACAGATGACTACTGATCTACCTAAACACGTTGTAATGAGTATGTTTAGAGGCTCAGAGGCGCCGGATTTGGAAGACGCTATTTGCGAAAATTCAGTTGAGTCTGCTACGCACAACCAGAAAACGAACAAAGAGGCACTGAAAAATAAGCGTGCACAGTACTACCTGATACTGCGAAATAAGATATACAATACATATCTGGCTGTTGTTAAGGGTCAGTATATGGATCCAGATAAACTTATTTCGTTCTCTTCGGATATTGCGGTTATTAACAAATTGCGCTCGGAACTGTGCCGCATGCCGATTAAGCCTAATAACAATGGCTTGTTCGAATTGTACACTAAGAAAGAGATGAAGGATAAGTTTAAATTTCTTTCTCCGAACCTTGCCGATTCAGTTATGATGCTTGGTCGTATGCCAGATTTTTATACCGTACAAGTGCAAATACCACAGCCGCTTGTGCCAATGGGGATCAAGCGAAGGAAAAATAATTAAGGATTAAAATGTCACTTACCTTAGAAGAACTAAAAACATATCACGAGAAGGCATTTAACTCCGGTTCTGATAACAGGGAGAAGGCCGCCAATGATATGGTCTTTTATTTCATTACCCAATGGGATGATGACATCTTATCTGAAACTCAGTTGGCCTATCGTGGGGAGTTTAATATCCTCAAGAAAGCCGGTCGACAGATTATCTCTGACCTTGCGTCAAATCCTGTAGAGATAGATTTTGAACCCAAAGACGATACTCGTACAGATGCTGCTGATTTAGCCGATGGGCTATACAGAAAGGGCTGTGGGCATAACCTATCTATAGAAGCTTTTGAAAATGCAAAGCAGGAGAATATTGTTTGTGGCAATGGCGCGTGGGAATTATACGCAAAGTATGAGACTACTCGTTCTGGCAATAAGAATCAGGTTATTAAGCGAAGGACTATATTTGAGGCAAACAATACGGTATTCTGGGATCCAAATGCCAAGTGCTTAGATAAATCTGATGCGCTATACGTCTCCAAGTTAACCCGGTATTCAGAAGACGGTTACAAAGAACTTGTAAAGGAATTGACAGGTGAAGACCCTGAAGAGATAATTGCAAGTTCTTTTAAACAACCTGAGAGTTCTGGTACGTTTCCGTGGATTGGTTCTAATGGCAAGATCATCTATGTGGTGTCCTTCTTTCATCGGACCAAGATAAAAGAAAAGATGCTAACGATGGTTGATCCTTTTGGTTCAACAATGGACTTGAAGGAATCGTCACTTGAAAAAGTCATGGACGAGATGATGGACGCAGGTTATTCCATTGAGAGTGAGAAAGAGATTGAACGCTGGCGAGTGACAAAGTATATCGCCTCTGGGGAGAAGATTTTATCTAAAGACGTAATAGCCGGTGAGCACCTTCCTATTGTTCCTGTCTATGGCGAGCATGCGTATGTTGAAGGAGAAGAGCATTACGAGGGCGTTACTCGTTTGGCTAAAGATCCACAGCGGTTAAGGAATTTTCAGTTGTCCTACCTTGCAGATATTGCTTCGCAGTCTCCACGAAAACAAGCTATCTTTTTCCCTGAGCAAATTGCCGGTTTTGAATACATGTATCAAACATCAGGAGCAGATAATCGCTATCCTTATTTGTTCCAAAACAGAACCACACGGTCTGGAAAAGATTTGCCTATTGGTCCTGTGGGAGAGATGCCCGACCAAGGTATTCCTGACGCGCTTGCAGCGTCAATTGACGTATCTCGACAGGCAGTTGAGGATGTGGCTAATCCCGGTATACCGCAGGATATCGCAGACCCGGACCTTTCCGGACGCGCTGTACTGGCTTTGCAAAGTCGGCTTGACATGCAGTCGATGGTTTATCAGGAGCACTACAAACACGGCAAGAGACGCGATGCGGAAATTTATGCTTCAATGGCTCCTGAGATCTACGATACGCCACGAAAACTGAAAATAGAACTGCCTGACGGAACGAAGAAAGACGTTGATGGAATGAGCGCTATCATTGACGAAGAGACAGGTGACGTTGTATTTCTTAACGATTTACGCAATGCCGAGTTCGAAGTGACATCGAAAATCGGTCCGAGTTTTGCCAGTAAGAAGGATCAGACTCTTGATCAGTTGAAAGACATGGTTATGATGATGGATCCTGCCGATCCAATGAAACGCGCTTTGCAATTGAAACAATTAGTACTGATGGATGGCGTAGAGTTTGATGATATCCGTGAATACGCCAATATGCAGTTGGTCCTCTCAGGTGTTAAGAAGCCTGAAACGCCTGAGCAGGAAGCGTTACTCAAACAGGCCCAGGAGACTCCAAAAGAGCCAGATGCTGCAATGGTCTTAGCCAAGGCTGAAGAACTCAAGGGTCAAGCCGATATCATGAAAGAGAAACGTGAAGGTATCAAGATGCAGCTTGACAATGAGGTTGAGAAAGACAGTCAGTATATCGATGTTTTCAAGGCAACTACCGATCGTATGAAAGTACAGATCGAGGCCAAAAAGGCAGGTGCCACGATAACTAAAACCGATATGGAATCAGTTGGGCAGCAACTTGAAAATCACGCATTGGTTCTGGAGATGATTAATCCTGATCCTGTCGAACCAAAAGGTGAGAGTAAAACTAAAGTAAAACCGAAATCAAAGAAGCGCACACCTAACTTTAGCGGTGTGCCGGATGAACAGTTATTTCAAATGTTAGCAACGGGATAATATGGGCGCATTACCGGGAATGACATTTAGCGATGAGCGTTTGAACGAAGAGCAAATTTCAGCTGAACCTACGTTCTTTGAAGGGTTAAAGCAGAAGTTTAGCAAATTGCGTTCACACTCAGTCACTGAACCCGGCTTTATGGACAGCATGACAGCGCCTATTGACACTGAATTAAACTATTCAAACCTTGCTTCTGTCCTTGGTGGTCGCGTTAGAGAAATGGTCATTGATCCTATAAAGAAGTATAAAAAGGTTGTTGATAAAGGGATGTCTGGAAAGCCCTTGTCAGTGCAGGACTTGATAGCCCTCACGTCGGTTAATTTAGATGTTGTTGCAGGTGGTGGGTTTATGGGCGGCGCAAAACGCATTGATCCCAACATGCTTCGGTCCTTTCCCGGTTGGCACGGTAGCGGCAAAAGTATGCAGAAATTTGGCGATGAATTTATTGGCACTGGCGAAGGAGCACAGGCTTTTGGTCGTGGACATTATCTTACGGATAGTCGAGGGATTGCTAATAGTTATGCAAAAAGCATGGCGAAACAAAGAGGAGTTTTTTATAACGGTAAAGATATAAGTAAAAAACATTGGGAGGAACGTTTTGTTTTTGAAGAATTAGCGAGTGGAATGAAAAACAAATCTAAAAAGAAAGCTTTTGAAGATACAAAAGAGAATTTTGAAGAAATGTTGCGTTACGTAAATTCAGATGAAAATGTAGGAATACCCTTAACAGTAAAAGATGCGCAGAAAAGATTAGATATTTTAAATTCTATTGATTTAGCCAAATTAAAAACAAAAAATGTAAAACAACATCTTTATAAAACAACAATAATGAAAGGCAAAGAACCAGACGAATATACCTTTATGGATTGGCATAAAGACATTGACGATCCTAAATTAACAAACGATCCGATGTACAAAGCCTTTTTGCAAGATGCGGAAAAAATTAGAGGAAATGAGGTTTTTTATAAAGGCAAGTTAATTGATTTTGATACTGCTTCTGATTATGAAAGTGAAAAGTATTTTTTCTCTGCTATATTAGATGAATTAAAGAAAAATACTCCGAAAGAAAAAATAAAAGAAAATGTGCTTAAAGCTCTCGATGAAGATTTTGGAATAGAACCTGATGTTTGGGATTATACAGCTGCACAACTTGATAAAATAGATTTAGATCAAATAGAATTACGTCCATCCGCAAGGGGAGAAGACTTTTATTATTATGTAGACGCAATGATGGACGATGAGCGCGATACAACTGACTATTTTATGAAAATGGGCGTCTCTGGAATAGAATATGACGCTGGAACAATAGCCGGTGGGGCAAAGCCCGGAACAAAGAACTATGTCGTTTTCAATCCCGAGGATATAACAATAGATGAACATTACGTCAACGGCGTTTTGCAAGGATTAAACGAATAATGGAACCATTAATTGGTTTAAACTTACGTAACGATATTTTGGATGAGGAACGCATCTCAGCTGAACCTACGTTTTTCCGAGGTTTAAAGCAAAAGTTACGTAAATTTACTCCGCAGTCAGTTACCGAGCCGGGATTTAAAGAGGGCATATCCGCACCAGTCGGATCGGAAATTGACTATTCCAATTTGGCTTCTACAGTTGGCGGTCGCATCAGAGAAATGGTTGTTGACCCAATTAAAAATTACGCACACGCAATTGACAAGGGAATGACTGACGTAAACACCTTAACTATTAAGGATTTGCTCGATATAACTTCTGCTAATCTTGATATGGTTGCCGGTGGGGGTTTTACCCGTGCTTTAGGAAAGAAAGGTATCGATCCAAATATGCTTCAATCATTTCCCGGTTGGCACGGTGGTGGTAAGGCGATGAAGAAATTTGCCGATGAATTCATAGGAACTGGCGAAGGTGCTCAGATGTTTGGCTACGGGCATTATCTTGCGGACATACGTGGGGTGGGAAATAACTATGCTCGACAGACAGCGAGAAAAATGAAAAGGGACAGTGCACTTTTGTATAAAGGTAAACCTATAACTGTAAATACTGGAAGTATTACACAAAAAAGCATTGATACGCCAGAAGATTGGGCACTTGATTATTTAGAAGGAGAAGCTAAAAATGTAAGTGGAAATAAAGTAGCTTTTAAAAAAGCAGTATCTCAATTAAAGCGTGACATGCTCCAAGAAGATATAGACGTTCGTACAGGTGTAGAAGGTCAATTTGGTTTTCGCCCAGATGATAGTATGGTTCATCGTGCTGATTGGCCGAGACAAATTTCTAATTTTTTAGACACAATGAACGTTGACGATTTTGAATTCAATTATCCCAAAGAGCATCTTTACAAAACCACCGTAATGAAAGGCAAACAGCCAGAAGAATATGATTTTATGGACTGGCATAAACCAATTTCAGAACAAAATTTTGTTGAAGGGGAAGATATTTTTTATAATGGACGTAGGATTGATCCAAATAACGCGTCCCAAGATGAAGATATGATCTTGCTTTATTTAAGCGATGAAAAGAATAATGGCGGAACGGTTAAAGAAATAAAAGATCGTGTTTATAAACAAATGAAAGAAGAATTTGAGTTTGCTGAGAACGACGACACTTACAATTATTCCGCAGCTTGGTTAAGAGACGAGATAGATAAAACTAATTTAGATGAGATAATTACAAAAAAATCAAGCGTTAAAGAAAAATTAGAAAACGCAGGTATTTTTTCACGTTTACTTGAAGAACAAGGAATTGATAATCCCCAAGATTTAACTGGACGAGAAATGTATGAATCCGTTAAAGAACTTATGGGTTACGATTATCAAACAATGGACAATGACGAACGTGCAAAGATGGCTTCAAAATTCTTACTCGACGCGGGCATTTCAGGAAATGTCTATGACGCTGGGACAATTGCCGGTGGTGTAAGACCTGGAACAAAGAATTACGTGGTATTTGACCCTGAAGATATAACGATTGAACGCCATTATATTGATAGTGTATTGCAATCAGGAATAAAAGAAACAAAAGATTCTATAGTTTTGTTAAGCGAAGGTAAACAAAAATCAAGAATTGATTTTGATATTTCAGATGACGATTTATTTATAAAAATGGCGTATACAAATGAATCCGATAGAAATAAAGGCTATATAACAAAATTATTAGATAAACTTATTAAAAAAGCAAAAAAAGAAAAACTAAATACAATTTCTGGTGAAGGCATTTCTCCTGAAATAAGAAAAGTTTTAGATAAAAAATTAGGTTCACCCACAATAGGTGGTCCAAAGGATTATTATAAAAAAGAAATTGAAGGTGTAAATGTTGTTTATAAACTTAAATAACAACGTGCAGAGGCGGACTGATAAACGCAATCGTGCTGGACGATATCCAGAAACGCCTTATCGATAAGGAGAATATCGAGATGTTAGTAATAGATGGAAAATCTGCGGAAGAAGGAAATGATTTAGACAAACCGGAATTGGATGCAGACGGCAATCCAATTGTGGCAGCACCTGAACTTTGGATGAAGTCTGAAGAAGACTTGGAACAAGAACGCCTTGACGCGCTGGATGATGACGATCCAGAGAAAAAGAAAAAAG